AATCGGTTCTCTAAGTTATCACCACTCGATACGGAGTGTTCTACTAAACTTGACCTTAAATACTTCACAGGATGCAACCTAAAATCAATGGTGGTGTTACCAAAACGGGATAAAATACGCTGAGTAACCACTCCATCTTCTACACGTGCTAAATAGTCAAAGTCAGGATCATCGTCCCAACCAAATTCGTGGAAACCTCCATCACTGGTTAACCAATTATTGATGTTGTTGATGCATTCTTCTACATTCACACCATTTGGTGCTTCCAAGCGACATGGAATACTACGGATCACGGAATTAAAGCGGCCCTTATCCATGACCAAATCACCACTTCGACCTGGTACTTGAACCAGTTCTACATCACGAGCTGGTGATTCAAATGCCACATCGTTTAACACCCGTAGGTGCATGTCTTTACTTCTTGTTCCTTTATAGGTAAACATTTATTTTCCTCCTTCTTTTTAAATTTTTCATTTCTACCACATCCTTGCTGAATCAGCTTGAGTCGCTCGAGCCATTTTTTCCATCGTTCGGCGAATGTCTTCTTCACCGCTCCAGTTGATGGTTGCACCATCGAATAAACCTGCGTAATTATTGTTTGTGGTTCGATTGCTTGATGTAGATGAACCTCCTGTACCAGCCATGCTTAAACTTGGTCTCATACCAATCATCGACTCCATACTCGGAATGTTGATTTTTAATAGATCATTTCCAAGCTTTTGGACACTATCAATCGCTGTATTTGCATACTTATCAATCCCTGCTCCAATCCCTGCGGGAATTTGACGACCAATTTGTTCACGCATCACACGAGACGGCGAATTGATGTCAAGAGCCTGCCTCATCGTACGTGCAATGTTGTTGGCAATTCGATTCGCTGTATTCATCACACTGTTTTCACCATTTAACAAACCTTGGTTTAGACCTCTCATAATATCGTGTCCAATGTTCTGGAACGTGCGTTCACTTCGAGTATAAACACGCTCCATAGCAGTAGACAGCCTTTCAAGAGATCGAGTTGGTCGGTCTTGTAAGTTTTCAATTCCTTTGCATAATCCCTCAACAATGTTTTCACCATATCCCATAAATACACGCGAGGGGGAATTAATTCCCAGTACTGTTTCAAAACATAAACCTAAATCTTCTGCTAGATGTCTGACCATCGCAATGGCATGTACACTACCCCCATTAGCTCCATCAATAAGTCCCTGTGGTATGGCTTCACCAAATGGTGCAAAGTTCGCAGCATTAAAATCTTGTTGGAGTGATGTGTGAGTTCGAGGTCCAAGCTCGTCTACTAAGCCAAGGAAATACTCACATCCTTCATCAAATCGTCTTGCAACCCCTTCACTGGCAAGTTCACCTGCAGCTTCTAAGTTATTAACAATTTGTGTTGCGCGACTCTCACTTCCATCTGCCATCTCATCTAAAGACATCAAAGTCCCTGTCGTCATACATCGATAATTATCCTCTATATCTGCAGCCATTTCAGCCACGGTGTGCATACCAGATTCGCCCATAGCTCTAAAGTGTTCAGCAACTTCTTCACCATAGACCTCATAAAGAAGTTCCAAGTTTTGTTGCCAAGCCTCCGTTGCAGCATAGTTAGCCTGTTGATTTTCCAGTATTTCATCTAAACAGTAGGCATTTTGTTGCCCCACTCGCCTAAACATCTCACCGCTTAAATCTGCATATTGTTGCCAATACCCTACTGCTCGATCTACCACATCTCTTTGTGTATCGTTTAGTGCCCCTAAAGTTAATCCATGTTCCTGGACATGCATAAACATTTTAGTAAATTCCACTCGATACTCATCTTCTAGTCTAGCAATTTCTGCTCTAGCCTCTTCTAACCTCTCTCTATGTCCGCCAAACTCCTCGTTTAAGCCTGCTAGTTCGGTTTCAGCTTCATTGAGTGCATCAATGAGATATGCCTGTCTCTCACTAAATTCGTCACTTGTTAATTGAGCATTGAGGGTTTCATTACTCATTTCTTCTAACTCTGCTGTATATAAAGATATTTGTTCTTCCAAAGCTTCCATCACTGGCAGAGGCTCTTCTAATAACATAGCAGCATCACGGCTATTTTCATACTGCTCAGCTATTCGAGTTAGACGGGTTTCCATTACTTCTAAATGCGTGGATTGATCATTGAAAATACCAATATTTCTTGTTGCTATATCGTTATAGTCCTCTAGAGAGCCTTTAGCATTCCCAACAGCTATTGCATAATCCGATATGTGTTGATTCAGAAAATCAGTTGCCATTCGCAAACGATTTTTATCTTCAGCACTCAAGTTTTCCTGCCTTGATAATCTCTCAATGATATCAATGGCAGTTTGGGTTACTTGGTTACGATCCCTAATCCCTTGAATATTTCGCTCATGTTCACGACGATTTTCAGCAAGTTCTTCACGCAAACTCTCAAGGCCTGCTTCAAATTCAATTGTAGCCTGGCGTGCTTCATCTGCCGCTCTATGTTTTGAAGTTAGTGTATCAGCCAGCTGTTGTATTCCCCATATGGCACCTGTAAATACCAAGCCTTTGAGCCCAAACTTAAATAATCCTAAAGCCCCTTCTACTGAGAATAAAGAGCCCTCAAGTAAACCTAGATTGCCCCTAATGTTACCTGTGCTAATATTTAAAATTCCTAAAGCTGAAATTGTATCATTAACGGCACTCTCAAATACACCAGCACTTGATCCACTAGACTGTAAAGTGCTGAACAGATCTTGGAGATTTCCAACTGAATTGTTAATCGTTCGATCTAAATTTCTAAGCGTGCCATCTAGATCATTAATAACATTATTTAAATTTCTAATATCACGATCATCAATGTTAATTCTAATTGTTTCATTTTGATTCATTTGTTTCATTTTCCTCCTTTTTCTAATTTTTACGCAAAAGAAAAGATGCGTATCGGTTTTAGTAACCTTATAAGCATCTTAACTTTAATCATCCAATAAACCTGTAAGAGTAAACTATCTTCTCGATATTCCAAACCCTTCGGCCAATTGATTCCTGCGATCTAAAAGTTCGTCAAAATATTCACCAATTGGATTTCCGCGGAATTCCTGAGATGAAATAGATCCTAGCCCAGTTTGTACTCGTGCAACATAATAGTCAACTCTCCCATCAATCCCTGGACCACCACTGTTAGCACTCCCTAAGTCTCTAATACGCTGTTCTGCTTCACTAGCAGTTATTCTCAGGTCTAGATATTCATCTGCAATCTCAATCGCTGCTCGCCCAACAGCTTGTGCATGAGTACTTGCATCTTCAAATTCTGGCGAAGAGGAACACGCACTAATCACCAACATTACTAAAACCACCGAAATCAGGGTTATCGATTTTTTAATCATATTTCAACCACTCCAATTACATTTGATAGGGTTATTATAGCAAACAATTAAGGCATTGCCTAGTTAGTCAGTTAAGATACTTATTTATATTCAATTTGTAAGAACTTACGTTCTACCTTGTTGATTTCTCTTTGTTCAACAAGGGTATTTCTTTTTCCACCACTTCCTTTTTAAGTGCTACTCTACCTCTACTCCTGGCAAAGCATAAGCTCGTTTAGCTTCTCTTAATTTCCGATTAGCTTCACTAGTCCCTTTACCTTTTTGATAAGGTCGAGTTCGAATATCAATGATCTTTTTGTACTCTGTATCTTCGGGTAGACCACGAAGTAGTGATGTAAACTCACGCCAATCTAACCTACCATGCTCTTCAAATAAGTTAATGCCATAAGCTTGTCTAAACGAATTATAGATATAGGAGGCATCGTACTTTAAGTCCTGTGCTGGATCTTTCTTTTTAACTGGCATTGGATTTCCATCTAAATCCACCACTTCTTCCTTTTTACTTCCTTGATTAACAAAGTTCTCTAGTAAGTAGTTAAATACTTCCACTTGTTCTTCAATCTCTAAGTCCAAGTCCGTTCCTAGTAATTGGTAGATCCCTCCTTGCACTTTATCCACATCGGTTAGAACTGGATTGTCTAATAGCTTAAATAGTTGCATGATATTATCAAAAGCCATGTTAACCGAGTACGTAGCTCCATCTAAATCTAACTCTGTTTCCAGCTTCACATCTAACTCAAACATAACTATTTATCTTTTTTCTCTTGCTTAGAAGCAAGAAGTGCATTGGCCAACCCTTCTCGACCAGGTAGCTTACTTGTCAGCCCTAAAACTAACTCACCCAAAAGCTCTGCTAGTATATCTACTCGCTTGGTATAGTTGTATAGCTTCTTGTATGCACCTTTGCCTAATAATTCATCAAATAGATCCTGAAGTAGTTCTTCAAACTTCTCTTTCTTTTCTGGATTCTTCGCGAACTCTTTGACCTCTTTCAAAAATAAGATGGTTTTCTCTTCCAAAACTTTTACCTTATCATCTGCTAAATCTACCTCAAACTTGAATTCTCCAATCTCTACTGGAAAAACTGATTTCTTTAAACTTAATTTCAATGCCATTGTGTCGGCCTCCTTCATCTTTTTCGTTTTATTTGAAGAAAAGGGTTCATTGCTACAATGAACCCGATTCTGTTATTACTTTCTTGTGTCCGTTGTTGTCGTAAGCTCGAACTCAAATTGTTGTTACTTTACTGTTCCTTCTTTTACTCTCATGAGCACTGCTCGTATCTTTTCTTGTTGGTTAGATACTGCGTACTTCAGGCATTTGGTTAAACTGTAAAGTAACGCTAAACTCTTCCATTTCTTCCGCAGCTCCTGAACCTGCAACGATGTCTAATGCCGTTGCGATTCCTACTACTTCTTCCGTTCCATTTGAGTTCACGATCTTGTGCCATACTTTACGTCCAGCTCCTGTTGCACGCTTCATTCCTGCGATTAAGGCTTGTGCTTCATCCGTCGCATCGTATGTTCCTGATACGTCCCATGATTCTACGATTCCTACTACGTCTGTTTGAACTGTTCCATCCCCTGCATAGTCTGCGAATTCATCAATGGTGTCTTCTGTTCCATCTGTGATTTCGGTAATAAACTTAGCTAGAGGTAAGAACGCTGCTGGTTCTGCTCCTCCATCTACGTATGCTGCTACAAAGTGCTCCCGTTTTGCGTTTTTGTTTCTTGCCATAATATTTTTTCTCCTTCTGTAGGCCCTCTGGCCTTCTTTAATTTATTGATAGATCAACGGTTACTTTTGTTTGGTAGTAAAAATAACCATCGTCTTGTTTTCCTTCGAATGTCGGGATTTGATCAATCACTACATTCAGTAGCGTGTGATCCGTTTTTTGTCCCTCATTCAAGAAGTTGCCAATGTTACGTAAGTGGTTCATAACGTCACTTAAAGTGTTAAAGGCTTCTTCTTGGTTTCGGGATTTGATTTTGATTTCAAATGGGAGGCGAATGTCCGCACTTCCATTCATGTATTCGTGGATAATCTGTGAACCTTCCGTTGGTACAATGACAACAGACTCCTCATCGTCGAAGATGCCAATGTTGATCTTGTAATCCAACTCTAGCTCCTTGATGTATTCCACGATTTGGTAGATAAAATTGTTCATGTTATGCTCTCCTTAATTTAGTTGCTCGGATGTCGAGCCTAAACTAATTCCAGCTCAAATACCAATAGGTTCACTTACTGAGTGTTCTTTTACGAATTGTCTTTTCAGCTTACCCCTGGTCCACACCGTACGTGAGAGTTTCCCCTCATACGGCGTTCCCTCTCCTCGCTCGTTTTCTGCAATTTTCCCTGCTAAAATTCTAAATCCCCTGCTTTGTTTCTAAAGTAATATTTCTAGATTGCTCACTGCTTTGCGAAGCTTATTAACTTTTAAGAGTTGTTCTTTATTAAGATCTAACTCTTTTAAATACTTCTCAATTACACCCTCATCTGTTGCGTGAATGAGTGAATGTATTTCCGATATAATGAGAGTTAGGTTTTTGTAGCTATCATCTTGGGCTGTGTTATATGGAATTTTGTGATGGCATTGCCATTCAAAATCAGTTAGGGATAACCCTGTGATTGCACATCTGCCTTTTTGTGCGATGTAAAGAGAAATTCGATTATCGTTGAGTTCAACTGTTCCTCTTTCTCCTACGATCGGATGGTCTCTTACGTAGCTAAGTTCACTTTCAGAGATGTCAGTTAGTTTCTCGTGAATCAGCTTTCTACCTTCTTTCGTGTATTTATTTATCTTTAAAGTTTTAAGCATCGCATTTCTGGTTTTAATGTAGGCAATTGGTACGATTGGTCTTTTCATAAGATATCTCATTTGTTTAGATTTCAAGTAGGGTTTAATCCCTTTATCTGTTCCTTCGTATTTTCCTTGCCTTGTATAACCACTGCTGTTTACTTCTCCATTTCTTTTTCTTGCCTTAGGGAATCTGTTATACATAATTCGCTCGGTCTCTCGTCCTATGTTCCTTAGACTAGCACTCACGTGAGTTGCCATCTTATAGTAATTATGAATTCCGATAACCATTGAGTTATATTTATTGATTTCTTTAAGACAATTTTGAGAATTGGAGAATCTAGAAATATTAATAATTTGTCTTTTTAATTTTTGTTTGATTTGTTTCTGTGCTTTTGGGCTTATGTGACTATGCATCACATATTTTGTTTTCCCTTTGTGCTTACCTTTTCTAATTGCCCTTAATGAGAGTCCTAGAAAATCACTATCATGTCTCTTTAGATTGGTAATATTCGATTTTTCTTCTGAGATTGACAGTTTTAATCGTTCAGATAAGTACAGTTCTACTGCTTTGTAGATTTTGTAGGCATTACTTCTTGTATCCGTAAATATTTTGAAATCGTCTGCATACCTGACCATGTACATTGGTTTCAACTTGCTCGTTTTACTTAATACAAAACGTTTGTTGTATTTACAGGCATAATCATAATCAGTCTCAAATTCAGCCCACTGCTTCGCCACCCACCAATCGAACTCATTAAGGTTGACATTGGCAAGTAGTGGAGACAGTATCCCACCTTGTGGTGTTCCTTTAGTCGGATAGATTGTTTTCCCATTTTCCAACATGATCGGTGCTTTGAGTATCTTACGAATAACGACAAGTAGCTGTTTATCTTGTATTCCTAAAGTCCACAATTGACGCATTAGTTTCGTGTGGTTTACCTCATCAAAGAAGCTCTTGATGTCAATGTCTACTACATAGTGACGTTGAGCAACATTGGTTTGTACCCCACACTCAGCTATGGCATTTTCAGCCGATCTGTTTGGTCTAAATCCAAATGATTTGTCATAAAAATGAGCTTCGCAAATTGGTTCTAGTACCTGGAGGATCGCTTGTTGGATGAGTCTATCCCATATACTGGGTATGCCCAGTGGTCTTGTTTTACCATTTGCTTTAGGAATTTCTTTTCTTCGCACTTTCTTAGGGTGGTAATTTTGAAGCCTACGCTTCATTTCAAACAAGAATTGTTTTTGCGTGAGTTTCTCTATGTCACTGATGGTTATTTTATCGGTTGATGAGGTTCTACTTCCTTTGTTTCGCTTGATGTTGCGGTACGATAGAAGTAGATTCTCATCCGACGTAATAATCTTCATCAGATTAGTAAATTTAGTTTTTTCACTTGCCTTTTGATATAGCTCATCGTAGATTTCCTGCATACCGTAGTACTCGTTATGTCTCAATTGACTATTCTTAAGCACTGTATTCTTTAGAATTTTATCCATTAGTTTCGCCTCATTTCTTTAGAAATTGGCGACTTTTTAGTCATACCAGAATCTAGTGATTAGAGGGAAATGCTTTGTGTCCGTTCGAGAAGACTTGAGGCTGTTGCTCCAACTCCATTACAGTGTCTTCATCGCTCGTGCCTCTACTTTCATCGGTCATTAAAAATGGTTATATATTCCCATTCAACTTAATAGCGCCTATCCTAGAATCTCCTAGTACGTTGACCGCTTCCGACGTTCCTTTTCAATTATCATTGGCTATACTTAGGTGCTTGCTTTACTCCGTATCCAGCTCCACTGCCTGTAACAGTGTTAAGAAGTACTTAAGGAGTGATTTGTTCCTTCTTTTGGATAAACCCTTTTAAGTAGGTTACGAGGTATTTCTACCACGCACACTTTTACGAAGCGTACCTTCACAAGTTCGTCAGTGTTTACACATTCTCACCGTATATAACCGACCCCATACACTAGTCGTCCAGTTCCATTGAGTTTATTACTCTCTTTGGCTTTCGTCAGCCTTTCCTGTTACGGGTTACTTTCATGCATATGTCACCCAGCTATGGTTGTCAATAACGTGTGCGTCACGATATTGAGTTAGGGCATATTAGGGGAAGAGTTTCAAGGCGTTACCCTATCTTTCCATCTTCTCATTGAAAAAGTTGTTACTCTTTATCTAGTCAATCTAGATTTCGAGTCCATTCTCTCCCCGATAGCTTATTAGGCTATCTTTTGAGAATAACGTCTCGCACCACTCCAAGTCTTATCTTGAAACGGCTCGTTAAT